GGTGGTTAAGATATATTAGATATATTTGAGTTCTGTCTTAATGGTGAAATCTTCACCATTTAAGAACTCTCTTAAATCTCTCTTAATCCAAAATGAGTTAAGAGTGTCAAGCACTTGCTTGACATTTAGGTCAGAACCTATATAGTTCCCACCCAGATAAATTAAAAATTCATCTATACAATGTCTCAATATGAATATATAGATGTCGGGGCTACACCACATTGTACCCCGAACTAAATTGATGGGTACCAACCCATCAATATTTGTTTTATAACTACCAACATGGTAGTTAGTATCTAAAATTACTATTTTATAATTCATAATATAAAATTTTATTGGTTTATACTTTGATTGTGTCAATAATTCTTAAAGGTATGTAATACCTCAATGGGGTGTCTGGAACAGACAGGGTCTCCATGAGTTACACAACACTCAATAACACTCAACAACCAACATAAATATCTCACTCAGATAGATAATACATCTTATACTAAAATAATATATACTCTCCCAAATAAAAAATCTTTTTTAGATTTAGGGGGGGGCTATTTCGATTTTCAAAAACAAGTACCCTTATTTATTATATAGGTTCACCCACACTTCCCTCTCCAATTTTTCCACAACCCATTTAACATTTTATTTGCATTTATTTAATATTAATATTAACTTTGTAAAAAAATAAAAAATATGATAATAAGGAGGGGGTTAATTAAGGAATTAAAACGGACTATTAAGGGTTTAAAAGACGAATTAAATTCTAATATTGTTGAGAATATGGAATTACATAGAGAGATATCACAGCGTCCTTTTAAGGTTACTCGTAGTTGTAGTTTAGTACATATATGGGAGAATCGTTTAGATATTCTTAATATGTTAAAAAAGGAATTATTTGAGGGTAATGAGATTTATGTTAAAGCTAATTACAAAGATTTGGCTGTATTAACAATAAGACCTATTAGAGAAGATGAAGAAATATTTATAGGATTGATAGTAGATATTCATTCTACTTCTTCTACTGTTTTACCAAAGGATATAGTAATCAATTCGTTTATAGAATTTCAAGTATATGATTTATATGATTTGAGTTCAGATAATGGGTCAGATACTCGTTTTTTAACAAATATACTTTAAAAATTAGAAATATGAGAATTATAAAAAAAGGATTATCTTTGCAAGAAGATGAATATTACAGAACGCATTTAGGAATAATTAATAATTTTATTCCTGTTAAGATGACAAATAGGGAAATAGATGTTTTAGCTGCATTTATGGTAGTAGATAATCTTATAAGGTTTGAAACTAAAGGGAAGCGGTTAGTAAAAAGTGCATTAGGTTTAAGTAATGGTTCTTTAGGTAACCATTTAAAAAGATTAAGAGATAAAAAATTTATTATAAAATTGGATAATAGTGAGATTATACCGAATATATTTTTTCCTGAGTCTGATATACAATATTATAATTTTTTAATAAAGAAAGAAAAATGATATTTAAAGCATTAGTTAAAGAATTTTGGGAAGAAAACAGGAAAGATGTATCTTATAATTTTAGTATAACATTTGATATAATAGCTTCGTTATTTAAGGGAATTAAAGATGAGATAGCTAGTGGGGAGTTTAATGATATTAGAATTACTTATTTGGGTTCTTTTGTATTTAACAAATATATTAATATTAGAGTAATACATAGTAATATAAATAGGTATAAAAAGGGTTTACTTGACAGTAAAACGTTTGAGGATTATACTCTTAATGGGTTAAGGCATATGTTACGTAATAGAAATGTATATATGGGATTATATAGAGATATGTATTTAGAAATTATTCAATTTTTTAAACAATACAGAGATGACAAAAATAGTTAATATTGATAATGGTGTTATGTCGCCAACAGAAGAAATTTTACAAATAGATCCTTTTAAGACTATTTGGAAAAGGGATAAAAATAATCATAAGACGAGTGCTTTAGCTGATTTTAGATTTATAGAATTTATGGTATCTCCGTTAAAGAGTAATCCTTATAGAGATTTAGATACTGAAGAAAAAGCAGAAGCTATTATATCGGAAATATTTTCAGGAGATTACAAACCTGACAAAAAGGTATTAGAGGGAATTGATATTTATAGGAAATGGATATATGAATATTCTTTTTCTTATAAGTTTTTAGAATCGGCTAAAGTAGGAGCCAAAGAATTGATTAAATTTTTTACAACTTTAAACATAAATGAAAGGACAAATGCAGGTACAGCTGTATATAAGCCTTCAGATTTGACTAGAGCGTTAAAAGATGTAGAAGATATTATTAAAAATTTAAATGGTTTAGAAAAAAGAGTATTTGAAGAAATTAAGGAAGTTAGAATTAAAGGTAATAAAGATATAAATCCTTTAGAAGTATGATGAATAATAATGTTAGAAACAAGGATGGTATATGGGTTAATGCTAATGTTTTTAGAGAAGAAGCTTTGCAATTTGAAAAACATAATTATTATTGTCCTTATACTTGGGGTAGTCCGGCGTGGAAAACATATTGGTTAGAGCAAAAGAGGAGGTGTATAGAAGGATTTTCTTCAAGTGGAGTTTCTATTACCGGTTATCATTATTATTATTTAAATTTTGTTAGGATAAGAGCAATAGATAAAAACAGTAAAAAGAAAGTATTAAGATTTCCGGATTTTTGGGATGGTGATTATAATTATTTTTGGAGTTTAGATATTGCAGAAAAAGGTATTACACCACAAGGTTTAAAGAATTTACAATTATTTGTAAAGATAGACGATATTTATTTAGACGGTGGTTATCATATGATGGTAGGAAAATCAAGACGTAAGGGATATTCTTATAAAAATGCTTCCATTTTATCTGTAACGTATCATACTATAAAAAATTCTTTATGTTTGGTAGGTAGTTTTGACAAAAAATATTCTAGAGATGCTTATAACAAAGCTAAATCAGCAATAGATTTTGCTGATGCTAATACAGGTTTTAGAAAACAACGATTAATAGATAAAAAAAGTGAACATATCAAATCAGGATATTTAGAAACTACTACAGGTGTAGGAATAGAAAAAGGTTCTTTATCTGAAATAATAGCTTTAACATACATGGATAATCCTGATGCAGCTCGTGGTAAAGATGCTGATAAAATCATTTTAGAGGAAATGGGTACTTTTCCGAATGCTATAGATGCTTATTCAGCGACAGTAGATTCAGTTAAAGATGGAGATATTATGACTGGTCAAATGATTATGTATGGTACTTCGTCTAATAAAGAAGCAATGACAGCGGCATTTAAAGAAATGTATTATGATCCTATTAGTTATGATATTTTACCATTTAATGATATATGGGATGAAGATTCTGAAGATGTAAAATGTGGATTTTTCCATCCTGTTTATTTAAACAAACAAGGGTATTATGATGAACAAGGTAACTCTGATATAAAAGGTGCTATAGAATCGGAAAATATTATTAGGGAAAAGAAAAAAACAAATAGTACAGCTTTAAACAATTATGTTACAGAAAATCCAATGTCTCCTGAAGAAGCTTTTAGAAGTGGTAGTATTAACATATTTCCTGTAAGAGAATTAGAAAGACAATTAAAAATTGTAATTACCAAAAAATTATATCTTACTAAAGGACAGCCTGTGGATTTGAGGTATCAAAATAATACAGTAATAGCTAAACCTATATTAGATACTAGTAAAATTGAACCTATTTATTTTTACAATCAAGACGTATCTGATTCTAAAGGTGTTGTTATTATATATGAATATCCTATAGAAGATCCACCTTTTGGTTTATATAAAATAGGTTATGACCCTTATGCTCAAGACCAAAGTAAAAGTACTTCTTTAGGTAGTATTCAAGTTTATAAAACAGTTGAAATAAATTCGTATTCACGAAATATTATAGTAGCTAATTATATAGGTAGACCTCCGGAAGCTGATGATGTTAATAAAATTAGTTTGATGTTAGCGGAATTATATAATACTAGTGTGATGCACGAAAATATGTTTATTCATGTAAAAAATTATTTTCGTAATAAAAAGAAACTTCTTAAATTGGCATCTCAACCTGATAGGGTTATTAGCAAAAATATTAAAGAGACTACTGTTAGTAGGATATATGGTATTCACATGAACGAACAATTAAAAGATGCAGGGGAAAAATACATAAAAGATTGGTTAGTTGATGTAAGAGACCATGATGAAAACGGAGATGTTATTACAAATATAGATTATATATATGACCCGGGTTTATTAAAAGAACTTATTAAATATAATAGGAAGGGTAATTTTGATAGAGTTATGAGTTTAATGATGTTAATGTTTCAAGTACAAGAAGATATTGAATTTAAATATGATAGTAAAAATAAAGTAACTGCTATTACAGAATGGGCAGAATATGTTGAAAAATTAAAATATACACAAAATGGATAATAAAGAATTACATTTATATTCGGAAAAAGAAAAATATCAATTGAATCAACAATGGTTTAAAGATTCTATTGACAATATAGAAAAAATGAGTAAACTATATAATCATGGTTTTACTAACGATACTGAGTACAGAGATATGAAAATCAATTATGATTTGTATAAAGGTATCATAGATAAATCTGATTTTATGCAATATTGTTCTATTAACGGTTATAATGAAGAATTTCCTAGTAATTTTATGAATGAGAATATCATTTCTGATAAAGTTAAAGTTGTAGAAGGAATGGAAATAAGTAGACCTTTTTATTTTAAAGTATTGGCAGTTAATCCGGAAGCTACTAGTAGGAAAGAACAAGAATATTTTAAAAGATATAAAAAATTTGTTGTTGAAACTATAATGGGAGAAATACAAAGTTTAATTCAACAAGAAGAATTAAGTAAAATAGAAGGTCAAAAACCTACTCAAGAACAATTACAACAAATTCAAGAATCAATAGCACAAAAGGTAGAAGCTAACACTCCTGATGAAGTTAAACGGTATATGGAAAGGAATTATCAAGATCCTGCTGAAGTATTAGCTTCTCAGTTATTAGAATATATGATGTATAGTTTAAATATTAAACAAGTATTTAATAAAGGGTGGTCTGATGTTTTAAAAGTTAGTAGAGAAATTTACAGAATATATATAGAAGATGGTGAACCTAAATTTGATAGAGTAAATCCTATTAAATTTGATTTTGATAGAAATGCAGAAATGATTCAAGATGGTGAATGGGCAGTTGCAGAATATTATTATTCAATAATAGATATAGTAAAAGAATTTCCTAATCTGACAGATGACGAATTAAAAAATTTAACAGATGAATATTTATCAAATGATAATATTCGATTTTTTGATAATGATGATAATAACAATACTCATATTATAGCAAAACATTATACTTGGAAATCTCTTAGGAAAATCGGATTTTTACAATATTTAGATCAACAAACAGGTAAGGTTCAAGAAAAAATTGTAGATGAATATTATAAAATAAATCCTAACTACGGAGATATAGAAATTAATTGGAAACGGATAGTAGAAGTATATGAAGGTTGGAAAATAGGACAAGATACTTTTACTAAAATGGGAAGAGTAGATTATATTAGAGATATTGATGATATTAACAATGTAAAGTTGCCATATTCAGGAATTTTATATGATAGTGGTACTTCTTTAATAGATAGAATGAAGGGATTTCAATATTTATATGATATAGTAATCAATAAAATGAGAACTCTAATGGCTTCAGATAAAGGTAAGTTGTTATTAATGAATATAGGGATTATACCCAGAAGTCAAGATATAGATGTAAAAAAATGGTTAGAATATTCTAGTAAATTAAATATAGGTTTTTACAATCCTCATGAAGAAGGTAACAGGGTAGTTGATGTAAATGGGGCGGCTAAAGTATTAGATTTATCTTTGACCTCTGATATACAAAAATATATAGAATGGGCTGCTCATATAGAAAATAGATGTGGTGAAAGTGTAGGTATTACAAAACAAACAGTTGGTAGAATAGGTCCTAATGAGGCTGTGGGAAATACTCAACAATCTATTATACAATCGAGTTTTGTTTTAGAACCTTATTTTAATTTGCATAATGTTGTTAAACGTCATACTTTAGAATATTTATTAAATACAGCAAGATTAGCATATAGTGGTAAAGAAAAAAAGAAATTATCATTTGCTTTAGATGATTTATCTGCTCAGATATTAAATATGGATTATGATATGTTATTATTTAATACTTTTGGTATATTTATTTCTAATACCACTAAACCTGATGAACTTAAACAAAATATTACAGCATTAGCTCATGCAGCTTTACAAAGTCAAAAGGTAGAATTTTCAGATGTTATTAAAATTATGAAAACAGATAATCCTGAAGAAGCTACTGAAATATTAAGAGTAGCTGAAAGAAATAATCATGAAAAAATTTCTAAAATGCAACAACAAGAAATACAAGCTAATCAACAAGAAAAAGAAGCTGAAAGAAAACATGATATCAATATGATACAATTAAAAGGACGGCAAGAAATAAATGAAATTCGAGCTAAGGGGGATATAGATTTACAAAAACAAACAATATTATCTATGGGATTTAATGAAAATAAAGATTTAGATAATGATGGTACACCGGATGTATTAGAAATAGCCAGACATGGATTAGATGCAGATGTAAAACAAAGAAAAATTAAATTAGATGAAGAAAAATTTAAACATCAAAAATTAGTAGATAAAGAAAAAATAAAAATAGAAAAAAGAAAATTGAATAAAGATACTAATAACAAATAGCTATTAGTATTTTAAAAATTTCTTAAAATTTTATAGCTATTAGTGAAAATAGTATGAATTTTAAATTTAAATGTTAAGTTTTATTAATTAAAAAAAGTAATTTTGTTATGGAAAAAGAAAAAACAACAAAGGATTTGTTAGATTTTGAATGGGATAATGATAATGATTTTTTTACTAAAGAAGTAGAAGAAGTAGAAAAAAAAGAAGATGTTAAAAACGAAAAAAATATCGAAAAAGAAACCGATAAAGAAAAGGTTATTGAAAAAGAAAAAACAGAACCTGAACAAGAGGAAGAAGTAGTCTTTGATTTTGAATCAGAAAATGATGATATAAAAACAGATGATGAGAAAACAAATAAATATTATCAAATGGCTCAACAATTAAAAGATGCTGGTATATTAGTAGAAGATATTGATATAGAAAATGTTAAAAACAATGATGATATTTTATCTTTACACGATACCACAATTAGTTTAAAAGTAGAAAAAGAATTAGAAAGATTTAGTGAAGATGTAGGTTCTGAAGGTAAACTATTTATTAATTATATAAAAGAAGGTGGTAAACCAAAAGATTTTTTTAAAGTATTACAAGAAACCACAACTATTCCTTTATATGATGAAAATAGCGAATTACAAAATGAGAAAGTAATAGGATATTATTTAAAATACGTAAAAGATATTACAGATGAAGATGATATTGCAGATACAGTAGAAATGTTAAAAGAAAAAGGAACTTTAGACAAGTATGCTGAAAAATATTCAATACAATTAGAAAAGATAAAAAACAAAAAAGAATCAGAACAATTAGAACAAATCAAAAAAGATAAAGAGATAGCTATAAAAAATAAAAAAGCATTTGAAGATAACATTTCGAAATTTATAGATGATACTACAGAATTAAATAATATAAAATTTGAAGATGTTGAAAAAGAAGATTTGAAAAAATATATTTTTAAACCAAATAAAAAGAAAGATGGTAATGTTTACATTTCTAAATTTTCAGAAGATTTGCAAAATATATTCAAAGAACCTGAAAAACTAATTATATTAGCTAAAATTATGAAATCAGGTTTCGATTTAAATGATATAGTAAAAGATATCGAAACAAAAATTACAAAAGATACTAAAAAGAAAATAAATACTTATACAAAACCAAAAACAAATGTTAATAAATCTTTAGCGGACTTTTTTTAACAAATTAAAATTACAAATATGGAAATTAATAGTAAATTGATTACACAAAAACTTCCTTGGCATGCTAACCTTACAGAGGCAAATCATTTAGGAAGAGCTTTAATAATTAGACCTGATGTTTTTGAAGGTAAAATGAATCAAATTTTTACATCTAAAAATTATTATTCAGATAATCCTTTATCGTCTGGTTTAATTGCCGGTAAAAAAATCGAAAAAACTAATTCAACTAGTTGGGAATGGAAACTCAAAGGTGGTAATACTAGACCTTTAGTTGTAACAGATAAAGTAGAAACTGCAACTTTACCGGGTAGATATAATACAGAATTTAGATTAGTTCTTGATGAAAATCATTATATTGCCGGTGATATTATTACTCCCGGTACAAGTAATAAAAAATATCAATCACGTATTCAAGAAAATCCTGTAAAATACGGTAACGGTTGGTTATATAAACTTGTTCTTATGAGTGATAATCCTGCGGCTTATGTTCCAATTACACTTTTTAAACCGGGAACAAAATGGGGTAAATTATATTCTCAATATGAAGAAGGAGCTGAACAAAGTGGTTCTACTCAATACAGTATGCCAATCATGCTGGAAAATAGAATGGGTAGATTACGTAAAAAATATGAAGTAACAGGTGATGCTGCTAATGAAGTACTTGCTGTTAAAATTGCTGATTCTAAAGGGAAAGTTCATGATTCATGGATTAAATATGCAGAAGTAGAATATTGGCAACAATGGTATCGTGAAATTGAAAGAAATTTATGGTATTCACGAAAAACTAATTCTGTTCATGGTGCTACAGGTAGACCTGTAATTACAGGACCAGGTATCCAAGAAATGTTAGAAGATTCACATATACATTATTATACTCATCTTACAACTACATTGATTGAAGAATATTTAATGGATATTTTTTATTCTCGTGTTAAACCGGGTAGTAAACGAAAAATCAAAGGTTATACTGGTGAATATGGAATGTTGTTATTTCATAAAGCTATGCAACAATTAGTTGATAATAGTGCGTGGTCAATAGTAGGTGGAAACTTTAATCCTATTGAAAAAGTAAAATCTTCTGTTCATAGTAATGCTTATGCTGTAGGTTATCAATTTGTAACTTATAAAATGGCTAATGGTGCTGAATTAGAATTAATTCATAATCCTTTATATGATGATCCTGATATTAATTTTGAAATAGATCCTGTTACAGGTAGACCAACAGAAAGTATGAGAATTACATTTTTAGATTTTTCCGGTGGTGAAGGAGCAACATCTAATATTAGAATGGTAGAAAAAACTAATGGTTTGAAATTTGGTTATACAGGTGGTTTAGTTACACCTTATGGTCCTAAACAAGGTGGATTAATGTCACACGAAGGTGATTATTACACAATGCTTATTCAAAAACAATTTGGAATGCACATTGAAGATATTACTCGTTGTGGAGAATTAATTTTATCACGAAATTAAAAAAAAATTTTTATATTTGTAGCAGATTAATTCTGTTACAAATATAAATCTTAAAAAAATCATTTATGATAGTAAAAATTAAACCGATTGATAGAAAAAAATGGCATGGGAAAAAAGGTAAAGAATCTTTTTCACAACCCATAGGTATTCAAGCATTATACGATAGTGAAACCGGATTATATGCAACTGGTTTATCGGATGATAAAAAAAACGAATTAGAAAAAAAGACTAATTTTAATTTATCTCCGATATTTAATCCTAATAAACCACATGAATTTTGGGATAGTAGAGCAGGGACATTGTTTTTAGAAAACAATACTATTTTATTAAATACAATTGTTCCTTTAGATGAAATAAAAATACATCTTGCTAAAGCTTCAAAATTCGTAGCTAATTCTGTACGTGATTTAGATGAAGGATTATATCCGGAAGCTACACATGTAATTTTTGACGAAGATGAAGAAATTTCAGTAAAAGCAAAAAAAATAGAACTTACTCAAAAAGCATATAGTGCTGCAAAAAAACTTACTAAATCTACTAAAGTTAATATAATTTTAATTTTAAGTGGGAAAAGTGTAAGACAACAAAGTAATGATTATATAGAAGTAGAATTAAATAAAATTATTACTACTAAACCTGTGGAATTTTTATCATACGTTAATAAACCGGTAAAATATTTAAATGATAAAGGTTTAGTATTAGAAGCAATATTATCGAATATACTAATTAAAAGAGCAACTGGTATTTTTTACATGGATGAGCTTTTAGGTGGGACAGTTGAAGATACTATTGACTATTTAAATGATTCTAAAAATCAAAATTTGAAAATAATTATTTTAGATAAACTCGTATAAAATGAATATACAAGAAATGCACTATGATTTTAAGATAAAGCTCAACAAACTTGACAGTGAGCAATATCGTAATTTATTAGTACCTGAAATAGATTGGTTACTAAATAGTGCTACTGAATTGTTTATCAAAATGATTAATAATCCTAGATATAATCCTATTCCGGGATTTGAAAAAACTAGAAGGGATACTGAAGATTTAAAAAACATTGTTGTCAATAGTTTTGAAATAATTGGAGAAAGAGATGAAAATCTAATTCAACAATATATTTTTACATTACCTGAAGATTATTTATATTACGTGTCTGCTAAAGTACAAATGGATAATCCTAATTGTGGTTTAAGAATAGCGAATTTAAAAATACGACAACATGAAGACGAATTTATTTTCAGTATTTTTGATAAAAGTTCTTACGAATGGAAAATCGTAAATGGGGTTTTTGATGAAAACGGAATAAGATGTTTTGTAGATGATAGCTTTCATCTTAGAGCGTTATTATTGACTTATATAAGACAATATCCTTATATGCACAATGCTAATGCTTTTTACAATAACACCTATACGGATTTACAAGGAAATATTTTAACCGGGACTCAAGATTGTATTCTTTCAGAACATACTCATTCTGAAATAGTAGATATAGCGGTATTATTAGCTACAGAATCTTTACAACTTCCGGATTATAATATAAAATTAAATAAATTAAAATTAACTTAAAAATTAAGAGATATGATAAATAATGGTCGTTTTAACATCCTACCTACTAGTGGTAATGCCGCTTTAGGTACAGGAAGTCCTTGGGATTTAGTTCCCGGACAAATTGGATTTTTTAGTCCTGTTTCAAATACTGCTATAACAACTAAAGCCGAAGCTGATAAAGACGGTTTTTATATTGCTGTAGGGATTGATACAACTGGTGATGGAAATACAAATAATATAAGACGTTCTTATAGAACTATTTTTCCTAAAGATTTTGTAGCATTTACTCAAAAATGTTATCAAGAATTTGTACCTAAAATAATAAGAATTACAGATGCAGTAATTGAATTTGATACTGATTATTTAGTAAAATTAAATCTTGAAAATCCGGTTTTAAATAATGTAGATAACAATATGGATTATATTGTAGAATTTTTGTCTTATACAACAGAAAGACAAGTTGGTTCTGCTACAAGTCCTGATATTGAAGCAATGTATCAATCATTTTTGGACCAAGCTGCTAATAATACAAAGATTAATGATTTTGTAACATTAGAACTATTAGATCCTGCGTCAGGAACAGTTATTCCTGATTTAACTGCATGGGTAGCTGCAAATGCAGGAGATGCTCCTGATATGCGTTTTACAATAAACAAACCTATTTTGAAACCTGTTATGAATGCACTTTATAATTATAACAATCCTAGAGAAATAGATGTAAATGTTTATTGTACTAAAGGATTTGAATCTAATGCTACAGTAACTATTGTTCAAGAAATGCTTTATGAAAGTATGAATACTGAAGAAATTCAAGAATTAGAAAGAGTTGCTGGTGGTTGGGATGGAAATCCAGGTATCAATCGTGTAATTGCCGCAGGACAAAAAGAAATCAATTATCTCAGCGTAAAAGGGGAGAATTATAATTTACTTTCTTTACATTATAGATATGTATCAGAATCAGCTAAGATTTATGAAAATGATATGTATGTTATGATAGCAATTCCGGATACAGCTTCACCGGTTACAGCACCAGCAGTAGTAGCTATGTTAGGAACTTTACTCACAGATTCTACTACAGGATTAGAAGCAACAAGTTGTTAAATTGAAAAGTGCTGTAATAAGCACTTTTTTTTAAAATCCCAATATGATATTTCAAGAAACAAGATATAAAATTGTTACTAATAACGATTGTGTAACTATTAATACTTATGATTTAGATACAGATAACAAATTAATATTTGAAATTTATAATAAAACAGATATTAATTTTTCTAATCCTATTGTGGTTAAAGAATTATTATCTAATCAAGAAGCTAAAAATTGTATAGGCATAGATGGTCATTATGTAATTTTAATTAAAATTACAACAATATACGATACATGTATAGTAGTAGATGATGATAGTTTGGGTCACACTTATGAATTTTCTGTTTTTAACAAATATACTGACCATTATCGAGAATTATCTATAGATATAATATGTGAATGTGATACTTGTGATGATAATAAGCTTTCTGATTGTGATTTTTGTTTAGAAACTGACAAATTAAAAAATGATTATAATAGTTTTATATTTATAATGTTTTATATATTTTATTATTCTGATTTAAAATCTTACGATACATTTATAAATTATATACAATCAGTAATTCAAAAATACGAATTACCAATTACTAATAGATTTAATAAAATGATTAATTTTGGATATTTAAGAGGGATATTTGAATTAAATAATGAAAATAAATTTATTTTAATTAGTGCTATTTATATATTTTTTTATTTAAATGATTTACAAAATTCTGATTATGATGAAGCTGTAATGTTACAATATAGAATTGGTAAAATAAAAGATTGTTTAGTAAATAAAGGATTGAGTTATGAATATTTGGAACAACAAGTTTTTGAATATAATTTTAAAGGCACTGTTACAAGTAAAGATTACAATTGTATAGGAAATACAGATTGTGAAGAAGTAATAACTGAATTACCTAATTTAACTTATGAATATACTAAAAGTGATTTTATTGACGGTGTTTCTTTAAAAGTTCAAAATAACGAAGAACGCTTAATTATTATAATTCCTAAAGTTTGGGGTTTACCAATTGAGATTTTAGATAACAGCAATACAAATATTAAAGACATTTTTAATTTAGTAGATTTAGATGGTAAATACGTATTTATTTCAAATGATATTTATACTAAAGATACTTATAATATAAAATTAAAATACAATGGAAAATACTAAATTATATAAACCCGTATATCTTCAATCACAATACCCATTAGATATAAAAGTTTGGGCAACTAACGTATTAGAATTAGTAGATTTAGGAGTCAATAATGAAAAAGCATTTAGTTACTATTCTGGAATGTTTGCTTATGATATGGGTACTAATAATATTTATAGATGGGTACAATGGGATAGTTCTAATGTTATACAAGGATTGATACCCGGAGGTTATACGTATCCTAGTTGTCATAAAAATGATTTGTATGATTATTCTGATAAAACTTTCAATTTTGTATTAACCAATATTAATTTGGCTGGAGAAGAGCTATATGATGAAGCATTATGGGCAAAAATTGGAACAGGACAAGGTGATATGTTTGATACTATAACAGAAGCTGCTAATGTTGGATTTAATCATTTTTATTTCACACAATCTTATATTTGGGACGGTAATGAAAATGAAAATGATTTACCGGATAAATGTTATTTTTCAGGAGAAAATTTTATTATAAATAATTCTTTTATTTTAAATAAAGATTTTGTATTTATAGATATACATTTGTTAAGTACTAATGGGACTACAAATTTTAATATACATAATTTAGAAGCTCATCGTACTACAATATCGAATTTAGAATTAACTATTGACGGAACTATATTAATTAAAGATAGTATAATTAATGAAATAATTGTTAGCGGAACACTAATTAAAAATATTTTCACATCGACAATAACTACTTTTAGAACCACTATAGGAACACAATTTAATAATATTATTGATAGCGAATTTACACATTGGTCTCCTGTAGAAACTTTATCTTTAGATAGATTTATAAGAAATTTTATATCTACAAATATTACTTATTTACCTACTGGAAAATATATACAATTTAACAATTTCAATATACTTAATTCCAATACTCATACATTAACTATACCTTCTCATGGTAGAGTAACAAATAACAATTTTGGTTCTATAGGAACTTTAACTTTATTACCTACTACTTATAGTTATTTTACACAAAATAACGGAGACACTTTAGTAATAAATGATACCGGTAGTTGTTTAGTTAATAATAACTATTTTGGAACTATTACTGATAATAGAGGAGTAGGGAATATTTTAAGTTTCCCTTTAATAGCATCTGATATTACAGTTACAGATGGTTCTAATTCAAATGTTGAATTGTTAGCTAGAAAAATTACAGATATACTAGCTTCTGTAACACCGACTACAGATTATGCCACAGTAGCTGCTATAAGAGCTTATGTGGATAATAGAGTAACAGGAGCTTTGCATTATGTAGGAACAATAAATGCTAGTACGGGAATTTATCCTGTTATAGGTTCTGGTTCCAGTAACGAAGTTCTAAAAGGAGATACTTATATTGTTAATGTAGCAGGTTCTTTAGGAGGAAATGCTTTTCAAATAGGAGATTTCATTATAGCAAATATAAATACACCGGGACAAACTAGTGGGAATTGGGATAATGTTAATAGTAACATTACATATATTCCAGAAGATACAGATAATAAAGTTACTTCTATTAGTATAGCTTCTACCGATATAGAATATCCTAGTGCTAAAACAGTATATGATGAATTAGAACTTAAAGAAAATGTATCTAATAAAACATTAATTGTTAATTCAAGTTCTACAGATACAGAATACCCTAGTGCAAAAGCTGTTTATGATGCTTTAGGAACTATAGATGTAAGTGACGGAATATATGTTCCAGTAGCAACTAATGTGAATCATGGAACAGTTTATCCTATTAGTGCTATTTATTCAAGAGTATTAAATACAGTAACAGTAACAATTAAAGGAATGTTTAATCCTACTGTAACAGGAACTATGACATTTAATTTATCAGTACCAATTCCGACTGTTTTTACAACACTTCATGATGTTATAGGTTCAATTATTACAATTGACGAAATACCAGGATCTGTATTTACTAATACGACTAATCATACTATAGCAATAGAAATTAATATTACAAATGATAATGTTCAAGATTTTGTTGTTCATTGTCAATATATTATAAAATCATAAAACATGAAAAAGAATTTTTATAAATATATAGAACAGACTCTTCAAGTAGGAGAACAATTTCCAGTTGATATTAAAGGTTGGTTTGTAAATTTAGAAGACATGAGAGATCCGGGAAAGACTAAAAATTCTAGATTTTTTTATTATTATTCCGGAATGTTAGCTCATGATATGTCTACAGGGACTACTTATGTTTGGAGAGAAACACAAACAGGAGATAAAGATGGGGTATTGGGTACAGATTTCCATTATGAATATAGACGAATCACACCTTTATATGATTATACAGGAAAATATTTTAATTTTTATCCTTTACAAGATACAGATACTGAAATTTTTGAATTAAAAAGTAACAAAGTATTTAATTTTTCTATAATTAATGATGTTGTATACCCTTCTGTTGAAGCAGTAGAAGAAAGATTAGAAGAAAAAGTTTATCCTTATTTGGTTTATGATGCCACAGTAGGTATTGGTGGTGATTATGCTACTATTTATGATGCGATTACAGATGGAAA